AGGGAAAGGAAAAATTACACTAAATGGAGAGTATAGTGGATCTGAATTTACAATTTTAGATGTAAATGATCATGGTTATTGGACAGGAGATGCAGTTTACTATAGTCCTTATAATATTGAGACTAAAGATTTTCTAGGAAACACTACAAAAGTTGTTAGTAAGTTTCCTGAGATGGATGAGGGGGTTTTCTTCGTCAACAGATTGAATAAAAACCAATTTCAACTTGCTACAAGCCCTGCTAATATTTCTAATCAGTCCTTTATCAGTGTTTCAGGAATTGTAACTTCCAATACTTTAGAATATCTTGGTTTTCATGATAAAGATGTTGATCATCAACTTTTATTAAAAGAAATAAAAAATCCAATTAATGAAGATGGAGATTTTATTACTGGACCAGGAGATAGAACAGGTATTCTTGTTAATGGTGTTGAAATTTTAAATTACAAATCTGATGAATCCGTTTATTACGGTAATATTAAAAATATTGATATTGCATCCGAAGGAATTGGTTATGATGTTATAAATCCTCCAGTTTTACATATTTCTGATAATGTTGGTTCTGGTGCAACTGGTATATGTGCTGTCGAAGGAGTTTTAATTGGAATCAATATTGAAGATCCAGGTTTTGATTATGTTTCTCATCCAACTCTTACTATAAGTGGTGGTAATGGTGAAGGAGCAAGTGCTAGTGTTAATACTAAAGAGATAGAACACTCAGTTTCATTCAATGCAACGGCAGATTCTGCTCGTGTTGACATAACTGATAGTACTATTGGTTTTTCTACTTTCCATAAGTTTAGAAATGGTGAAAAAGTCATTTATAAGACATTTGGACAAACAGCAGTTGGTGGAATTTCAACAGATGCAATTTATTATGTTCATACCGTAGGTGTATCTACTGTAAAACTCTATAAGTCAGAAACCGACGCTGTAAATGTAGGTTTAAACACTGTTATTTTATCTGATTTTGGAGTTGGTGTTCAAGCTCTTGAATCTTTTGATAAAAAACGAATTGTTTCTAATATTATAGTAGATAATTCTGGTTCTGGTTATGAAAATAAAAAAAGAACTCTAATTTCTGCAACAGGAATTAATACTGCTCTTAATCAAATTCATATTAATGATCATGGATATAAATCTGGTGAAATTATTCAATATTCATATAATGTGGATCAAATTACTGGAATTAATTCAAATACAAATTATGTTGTTACCGAAGTTGATCCAAATAACTTTAAATTATCTAGTGTAGGGGTTGGAACTACATCTAAGTTCCTATATTACGAAACAGAGCAATATATTGACCTTACTGTTGCTGGTTTAGGAACTGGAACGCATACTTTTAATTATGAACCAATTACAGTAACTTTAACTGGTGAAATAGGAGTTATCACTGCTACAGGACAAGATTTCCAAGCAAAACTTCAACCTTTGTTTAAAGGATCTCTTAAATCAGTACAAGTGACTAATGAGGGATCTTCTTATGGTTCTTCCGATATTATAAACTATGATCGTCAACCATTATTGACTCTTAAAAATGGATCTGGTGCAGAAATCACTCCAATTATCAATAATGGAAGAATAGTTGAAGTTCAAGTCGATAATCAGGGTGAAGGTTATAATGCACCTCCTAATTTAGTCATTACTGCTAATCAAGGTAATTATGGAAAGTTAGTTCCGATTATTAATGATGGAAAAATCACTAGTGTAAGAATTGACAATCCAGGAATTGGTTATACAGGCAGTGTGGGAGTAGCTGTAACGACTGATGCGTCTAATGGACAATTAAGAGCAAAACTTCAAACTTGGACTGTTAATTTATTCCAAAAATATGTAGATATCATTTCTGAAGATGATGGAATTTTGGAAGCAGCAGAAAATTCAGAATTTGGTATTGAATATACTCATTTGTATTCTCCTCGTCAATTAAGAGAGTCTGTATATGTAAGAGATCAAGATAATAACATTAAATACGGACTTCCTGATTTACAAAAAGTTGATGGGGAAGAAGTTGCTGCAGAATACCACTCTCCTATAATTGGATGGGCATATGATGGTAATCCCATTTATGGGCCCTATGGATATGAAACTCAAACTGGTGGATTCGTAAAAGCTATGGAATCTGGTTATAAACCAGTAACGGTTTCAAATAGACCTTCATTATCAAACTTCCCTCAAGGATTTTTCGTTGAAGATTTTGAATTTGATAATTCAGGAGATTTAGATGAGCATAATGGTCGTTTTTGTATAACTCCTGATTATCCAAATGGTGTTTATGCATATTTCTCAACTATCAATCCTACAAGTATTGAAAATTCAGGTGCTTTTAATAAGTATAGAAAACCTCAGTTTCCCTATTTAATCGGAAATACGTTTAAGTCTAAACCCAATAGTTTTAATTATGATGCAACGATTGATCAAAAATCTTATGATTTAAATAAAACATCTTATTTTAGAAATACCACTCCTTATTCTTTAACTAAACAAGATGCATCATATGATTTCTTGTATCAACCAAATAAAGAAAAAGAGCAATTAATTGATATAAATTTAGTTTCATCGGGATCTATTGATAAAGTTGGTATATTAACAGGAGGAGATAATTACAAAGTTAAGGATACCATTAATTTTGGACAAATTGGTGATAGTGCTCAAAGAGCTAAAGGAAGTGTTTCTAAGGTTGGTGGAAAAGTAGTCACTAATATTAGTGTTGCAAGTAGCACTGTATCTGATTTAGAGATTGTTCCATATGATATGGATGGACAATATATCGCATTTTCCACTTCTCCTCATAACTTTAATAATTTAAATCTGGTTTCCTTATCTGGATTTAATACCTCTACTGATCACCTACAAGGAAGTTTTAATATTGGAGTAAAAACTGAGAGTGTTTTACTTGCAGGAGCTGCAACTACGATTGGGGTAACGGGAATAGTAACATATTTTGGAATTTCAGGATCACTTTCAAACGATCTTTTATCAATTAGAGAAAATGATATTCTAGGAATTGGAACAGAAACAATAAAAGTTCTTCAAGTTGATAGAGCAAATTCTCGATTAAGAGTTCTTAGAGCTCAAGAAAGCACAATGGGAAGTGCTCATACTGCTGGATCTGTGATAACTGAAGATTCTAGAAAATTTACCTTTAAAGCATCTCCTGAAAATGACGTAAAATTTGAATTAAATAAGGAAATTTATTTTGAACCAAAAGAAGCATTGGGTATTGGAACTCTTACAGGAGTGGGAATTGGAACTACTATTTCCTTCTCTAATCCTGGTGCAGGTATTACTCAAATCTTCATTCAAACTGAAGCAATTTATCTTCCTAATCATGGATTAAAGAGTGGAGATGTTGTTAATTATAAAACCAATACTGGTGATGCCATAGGAGTTTCCACCGATGGTATTACATTGTACAGTCTTCCTACTGATGCTCCTTTGTATGTTGGAAAAATTTCTAATGATTTAGTTGGAATTCAGACTTTCCAAGTTGGAATTGGAAGCACTGGAACCTTTGTAGGTATTGCCAGCACCACGGTTAATAGAGGATTGTTAAGATTGACTGGAATTGGCACAGGAGTATACCATAGTTTTAAAACAGTCAAGAATAATGTAGTTAATGCAGAAGGTCATAAGAACACAGTTACTGTGGCTACTGCTTCTACACATGGATTGAAATTCAATGACAATGTAACTATTGATGTTCAACCAGGAATAGGAACCACTGTTACAGTTAAGTATAATGACTTTAATAGAAGAATAGTATTTGATCCCAAATCATTTGTGGCAGGTAATGTTGATACTACTGCTAATACTATTGAAATTACAAATCACGGATTGAATACTGGTGATAAAGTAATTCATACGGCTACATCTGCATCAGGTGGATTAGAAGATGAGAAAATGTATTATGTCTTTAAGTATTCTACGAGTAAAATTAAATTATGTTTAAGTAAATATGAATCGGAGCAGTTTGAACCTGAATTTGTAAATATAACTTCTGCATCTGCAGGAACTTTATCTCCTATCAATCCTTTAACTAATCTTACGAAGAACAATAGTGTAAGATTCGATTTATCAGATCCTTCCTTGGCTAGTTTTGTTGGAGTAACTTCTTATTCTGCTTTTGATCTTAATCTTTATACTGATGCTAAATTTGAAAATGAGTTCTATTCTACAACGTCAACTAATACTTTTGAAGTATCTAAAACAGGAAAAGTTGGTATCAGTACTAATGCAAGTTTAACTCTAGGTCTTACTCAAGATTTGCCCGAAATATTATATTATAAGTTTACACCAATTAATGAATCCTTAATTACGGAAAGTAAAAAGGGAATTGTTATTGATAAAGAGATAGAAGGATACAATCAACTTGGTATAGAGGATAGTGTATATTCAGGAGATTTTACTGTAATTGGTATTGGGTCTACTAATACATTTACTTATAACTCTTTAACCCGTCCTGAAAGACCTTCTTATAGCGAATCAGAAGCTTCATTAGAATATACCACAGATTCAAGCACTGCATATGGTGCGATTGCACAAATTAAATTAAAGTCAGAAGGAAGTGGATATACAGAAATAGTCGGAGTTTCTTCTATTGTTACTGGTGTGGGAACTAATTCGATTCTAGAACCATCTAGTACTAGTATTGGTAAGATACTTTCAACCAGAATTGAAAATATTGGATTTAATTATTCAGCAGATAATACTATAAGACCTATTGCTAATCTCCCTGAAATATTACAAATTGAATCATTAACATCTTTTGAATCAATTGGAATTAGTTCTGCTGGTAAAAATTATATCATAGCCCCCAACTTATTAGTTCTTGATGGATTTACAGGTAAGCAAGTAAAAGATGTTGATTTAGAATATCATATTGGTGATCAGCAAGTCACTATTTTGAAGAATACAAAGGGAATGTATAATACTCCTCCTTCAATCATACCTACAGGTAATGTGAATGGAATTGGTATTAATACTATTACCTATGATTCTAGTACTCAAGATGTTACCATCGGTTTAAATACTGCGTTTAGTGATGCCAGTGATGTTCCTTTCTCCGTTGGTGATAAGGTTCTCATTGAAAATGTAAGTGTTGGTGTAGGTACTACTGGATATGGATATAATTCTTCTAAGTACGATTATACTCTCTTTACTTTAACTGCTGTTAATATTCCTCTTGGAGGAACTAATGTTGGATTTGTTACTTATAGTTTGTCTGGACTTCTACCAGAGAATGCATATCCTGGTAATCAAGATGTTTTAAACTCTGCTGGAGTAATTGTTCCTCAAAAATATTTTCCTCAATTTGATATTAAACTTCAAAAGAATAATTTCATTGAAGGTGAACAAGTTAAAGCAGGAAATAAAGTTGGAAAGGTTGAAAGTTGGAATAATAAAAATGAAAGTTTAAAAATATCTTCATCTGATGAGTTTGATGTTGGAGATTTAATTCAAGGTACAACTTCTAGAACTTCAGGAACCATAGAATCTAAAATTAATTTTGAATCTGCTATAAAAATTGATGCTGGATCAGTAGTTAAACAGGGATGGCAAAGAGAAACAGGATTCCTTAATGATAATCTTCAAAGATTACCTGATAATTTTTATTATCAAAACTTCTCTTATTCATTAAAATCTAAAGTATCTTTAGATAAATGGGATGATGCAGTAAGTAAATTAAACCATCCTAGTGGATTCTTAAAATTTAGTGATTTATTAGTAGAATCGCATTCTACTGCTGCACCTACTTCTGCGAAAGACAGTGATTTAGTGGCCTTTATTGATGCCATTGGTGTTGTTGATGTAAACTGCTACCCAAGTTTTGATTTAGTTACAGAGAATTCTTTAAGTATTAGTGATGAGGAAACTCTATCTGATCAAATATATTTTAATTCTAGAGTTCTAACGGATTATTATGAATCTGTTGGTAATAGAGTTTTAACTATTGATGATTTTAGTACAGAATTTAGCAGTCAACCTAGAGCTACAAGATTCTCCGTTGCAACTGAATTTTCTATTACACAAAGATCTAAGAAATTTGTTACTCTTGTCAAGGATAAAACTTTCACTGGAGAACGTCAGGTCAGTCTTGTTACTCTATTACAGAATGGATCAACAGGTTATATTAATAACTACGGAACAGTAGATTCAGTTTTGAACTTAGGAAGTTTTGATTTTGGTATAAGTGGTAATAATGGACAACTTTTATTTTATCCAACAAAGTATAGTGTTAACAATTACAATATTACGTCAGCTAGTTTTGATATAATTGGTTTTGCTAATACAACAGGTATTGGATCAACCACTCTTGGTAATTTTATTAATATTAATTCTACTCAAACTGCTGTCCCTACAGGAACTGCTACTACAATTGTGGGAATCGCATCCACATATAGAAGTTCAAAAGTTCTTGTTATGATCAATGGTGATAATGGAAGAATGGAATATGATGAACTTAGTATTCTTCATGATGGAACCAATGTTGATCTTTTGGAATATGGTCAATTAGCAACTGATACTGATACTACTGGTGGTGGTGCAGGTCTTGGTACATATACTGCATCAATGGCTACTGGAGATATAATTGTCCAGTTTGTTCCACATACAGGTATTGCAGCATCCGTAGATACAATAAGAGTTTCTATAGCAGATACTGCCTCAGGTAGTACAGGAATTGGAACTCAATTCCTTGGTAACGGAGACCAAGATCTAGCTTTCATAGATTCTACTTATACATCTATAAATGCTTCTGGTTCTCCTACAGAAAATGTCATCGCTCAGTATGATATTAATAACACAGTAGAAACTAATGATCATAATGCTGCTTACCT